TATTGGATTGCTACCTTCATCAGTAGACTACCGATATAATCGGTATACTAAAAATAGATTACGTGAAGTTCAGCAACAAGAGTTAATCGGGCTGCCGCGACAGCAACCTATACTATTACCTCCGATTAGTTCTATTGGATTGCTGCCGTCGTCAAATGCAGAAGCAACTCGTAGGAACGCATCTCCCCAACTACCTTCTTTCCTACCAACTACACCACAGCAACCACCGCAGACACCAACGGGACAATCTATATCATTTACAATTTCTCAACGACCTCGTAAGATTGCATCTCCCCAACTACCTTCTTTCCTACCGACTACATCACAGCAACCACAACAAACACCAACGGGACAAACAACAGCGTCACAGCAACCACCGCAAACACCAATTACCCAGCCCGTTAACTTTAAGCCTGAGTATAGATCAGATTCGCTTGTAAGGCTTGGCATCCAAATGGGGATGATTGTAGGAAGAGGATTTGAGTTAGGGTTTAAATTTTTGGAAGGAAATGAGTTTTTACAAAGATTTGTCAAGGAAATCAACAAAATTAAAGTTGCTGTAGAAAACAACACAATTAGTTTAGATTCCAAAACATTTAGAGCAAGGATGAGCAGAGGATTCAAGAAGGGCTTAGGCACTATTAAAGGTATAGGGGATGTAAAAAAAGAATTTGATGCTTATATTGATTTTTTCAAAAAAATTGGAACTCCCAATATATCTTCAGCATTAGGTGAAGGATTTGGAAATAACCTTGTCTCTGTCAAGGAAGTAATGGTTGATTTTCTTGACTTACCAGACAAGATAAAAGAAGGATTTGATCAAGCTAAAATAGCATTAGAGAATTTCTTGCAAGGAATGAATAAAGTGCCGGAAATTAAGAAGATAACAGACTTCTTGACTAATCCAAAGGCACTAGGTCAAGCGTTTGGTAGCAATATTGTTGTTGTTAAAAAATTCATAGATTCTTTGCAGATACCAAAGAAAATCATAGATGGGTTCAAGACAGCTAAAGCAGCGTTATCTGAATTTCTGTCAGGAATGAACCAAGTACCGGAGTTTAGGAAACTTACAGACGCTTTCAAAAATCCTGCATCGCGTGATAAATTTGCGTTTGAAACAGGGAAAGGCTTTGGAGAAAATCTTATTAAAGTTAAAAACTTTTTTGACTCTTTATTAATTCCTAAGAAATTTACTGATGGACTCAAAGAAGCGCGGCTTTTGTTATCTCAATTTCTGTCAGGAATGAACCAAGTACCGGAGTTTAAGAAACTTACAGACGCTTTCAAAAATCCTGCATCGCGTATGAACTTCTTTTTTAATTTAGGAGAAGGCTTTGGGCAAAACCTTGTCAGAGTTAAAAACTTTTTTGACTCTTTATTAATTCCTAAGAAATTTACTGATGGACTCAAGGAAATACAGAATTCATTCCAAATGTTTTCACAAGGCGTAGAAAGTGTTCCTGAAATTAAGAAACTTATAGTTTTTTTGAACAATCCTATGGAGTCTGGGAAAGCACTTGGAGAAAACATTGTTAAAGTCAGGGAATTTATAAGTTCACTTAAAGCACCAGATAATTTCATTAACGGGTTTAAAAAAGCTAAACAAGGGTTATCAGACTTTTTTAAAGGGATGAAAGAGGCTGAAGGGTTTAACGACGTAATGAACCTTGTTAAAGGTGGAATAAAAAATGTTATTGGTGTGGTAGGACTATTATTTGCAGGAAAAGCCATTTTAGATTTTGGACCAGCATTTATTAAAAATTCCATTGATGTAGCGGCAAGAATGCAAGTGATAAGTGTAGGCATTAAAGCTGTAAGTATGTCAACAGCAGATGCGGCTAAAAACATGAAGGATTTTAATAAACAATCAAGTGATTTGGCGTTAGATAGATTTACGTTTCTTGAAGGAGCGTTAACATTTTTAGGTGCAACAAAAGATACTCCTTTAGAAGGTGAAGCTTCTCGCCAAATGTTGAAAGAATTTAGCGTTATGGTGCGGGCAAGAAATTTGGACAAAGATCAGCAGCAAAGGGCAATGCTGGCGTTAGGGCAAATGGCTAGTAGCGGAACAATTTTGACTCAAGATTTAAAATTGCAATTAGCACAAGCTGTACCTGGTGCTTATCAAACCTTTGCGCGATCAATGGGGTTAAATTCTCAGCAACTTAGAAAACAATTAAGTTTGGGCAATATTCAATCAGAAGATTTAGTCAAATTTACCCAACAAGCTTATGCAGAAAATATTGGCATTATTCCTGCTTCACTGGATTCTTACCAAGCTGCTGTTGATAGACTCGGCAACTCTTTATTAGATGTCCAACAAAAAGTAGGTGCTGCGTTACTACCAATAGCAAAAATATTTGCAGATATTGGTTCTTTGTTATTAAATTTAATACAATTTCTTATTCCCAGATTGATGATAGTAGCTTTAACAGCAATAATCAAGATAACTGTAAATTTGTTAAAAATACCTGGAGTTCTTGGTGCTATTAGGCTTGGCATATCAGGAATTTTGACTGGATTAGGAATGCTAGGAAAAGCCTTTGTTTCAATTGCTGGGTGGTATGCTCTTGCTGAAATTATATTTCAAGTGCTTGATGCTATTGCTGTAACATTCGCTAATATGAGTGGTGAACTAGGACAGCAAATAGAACAACAGACTAAGTTGATTCAAGAATATAGGGAATTAAGATCAGGTAATCAAAATGGGCAGACTAACCAAGGTTATAAAAGAAATTTCATTAATACCCTGTGGAACACATTACCCATTGTCGGAGACGAAAGTAAAAATTATAGAGCCGTAAAAACCACTTTTAATACATTTGATAAAATCGTTGTTAATGGAACTGCAAATACAGAAGCTATTATTGGTCAAGCTGAAGACTTGGCAAATACAGATCAATTTAAAGATTTAAACGCAATTGATAAAAAGATAGAGATAAATCAATCAAAACAAAAAGCGTTACTTCAGCTAAATCCCCAAGATTTTAAGGGATTTAATGCGCTACAAAAAGAATTAGAAAGCTTATTGATTGACAGACAAAGTTTGATTCTTCCAATAGGTTCATTACAGTCTAATGTTGCATCAGAAATTGAAACTAAAAAGCAAATAGTAGATTGGTTGAAACAAAATAAAAACAATCCTTTGTTGAGTGTTGATGAAGCAAAACAATTTAATGAACAGCTTAATAAAGCACAAGACGAGCTTTCTGAATTAGAAAAGTTACAAAACGCTTTAACTAAAGCCGTCAATAGGTCTGGAACAGCTTATGAATTATTACAAAAACAGCTTATGAATTTGGGGTCTGCGTTGGAAGACAGAAAAATACAAATAGAAACTTCTAAAGCACAAAAACTCACTGCTGTTACAGGTCAAGCTTTAACAAATACAGTAACACCTGGGGAACTAAAGTATCAAACTGATGAGTTAAATATTAAAGCATTACGAGAAAATCGTGACAATATTGTTAAAACCATAAATGGATATAAAACAACATTTCAATCTTTTGAAGCAGTAAAAGTATTAAAGGCCTTTGGAGTCACTGAATCAACTGGCATTTCTGAACTGGAAAACATGATTAAGCTTGTTGAAGATGAAAAAAGTAAGTACGTATTAAATCAGTTTTTAGATTTCTTGAAATTAAAACGTAGTTTAACTGATTTAAATTTACAGATTAGTCAAGCACAGCAAGCTGCTAAACAAGCGTTAATTGACCAGACTAAGCAAGTAGCGGAATACTACCGCACATCTTTAAGGGAGTCCCAAGCTGCTGCTATTGAGTTTGATAAGGCTACCAATAACATTAAGTCTCAACAGTTCGCTAATAAGCTGAAACAGGCTTTGGTTGGGGCGGGAAATAATATCTTTACTAACTTTATTGACAGTGTGATTGGGTTGTTTCAACAACTTACTGAAATTGAGAACTTACGCTTAGACAGGCAAAAACAGAAGTTAGACTATCAGAACAGTATTCAGGACATTTTAATCAAGGTTACGGAATTACAACGTAGTTTACCAGGCAAGATTGTACCTTTTGATGTTAGTAAAATTCGTGATTTTGACAAGGAATTGGGAACTGTCAATAGCAGTGTTTTAAGTATCAACAGGGAAATTAATAGTGTTACAAAAAATTTAAGTGTAAGTGCAGTTAATTCTACAATCAACCTTAACAAGCAATTAAAAGAGGTTCTTAAAACTGTACAAGAGATAAATAAGTTAACTAATAATTTGACACCGCAAGTACCTGTTAATAGCAACAACGGTAATATACCTGTAGGCGTATTTCAGAAAGAGATAATTAACCAAGATTTGCAAAATCTTTCCCCAGTAGCTAATGCGCCTAAAGAGATTTTAGTGGCTGGGCTTATGTCAGATATACCTGTCCAGTTATATGCAAACAAACCAAAAGATAAAAATAGTCCATTTAACTCAACCTCATTTACTAGCTCTTTTACTAACCCAATTTTACCAGCAAATACTTTTGTTTCTCCTGTTGCAAATAGAAGCCTTGCTGACTTATTAAATACAAAATATGATGTTCAAGAGTTATTTGGGTACAGAAATAGTAAAGAATTGACCCTTGGTAAAAATGCTGGGGTTAATCGTAAATCTGATGTAGTAGCGTCTTTAGGTGGCACTGCTTTCTTGGAAGGTAATGCCTTGAAGATAGCTCATAAAGCTGCTGACGGAAAGATTGTTTATATTATTTATCAAGGGTTAAATCCTAAATCAATTACCAAGAATTTAGGCATTAAAGGTAAGGAGAAAATAGAAGTAATTCCTGGACAAATAGTTGGTAATCCCAGTAGTGATAAATTTAAGTTTAGTATTGCTGTTGGCGAATCCGGAAAAGTTACCCAAGATCCATACAAAAACCCTTTAACATTTGTTAGGGATATTTACCGAGCCAATCAAAAACAATCTATTAATCCCCTTCAATGGCTTAACAGAAATTTTATTAATCGCACAGATCCTGTAGTTAATTCTTTGGGATTAACTCAATACACTGGAGTTATAAAAACATCCAATCAATCTATTCGTAAACCTATAACAACAACTTCTACACCGCCTGTTAACCAGGCTATTGATTGGGTTAAAGGAAAAGTCAAAGGATTTGTGAGACAAAATGCTCCTGAACCGGTTAAGCGAGTCATCCGTAATACAAAGAATTTTGTTGATAATATTCCACCAATAATCCCTACTTATAATCAGAATACTAACAGCTACAATCCTGGTATTTTGGATATTTTAATAGGCAATAATTCAAAACCAAAACCAAAACCAAACAATAGTACTGGTAGTAGTAGAAATAACCAAGGTACTGGTAACAAGCCGACAACAACCAACCAAAGTAAAAGCGGTAGTGGAACTAACCAAGGTACTGGCAAAAAGCTGACACCAACTAACCAAGGTAATGTACCAAATTTGTCTAGTGCGTTTCCGTCAACGCCAAATGGTATTAAATTAACCAATGCAAGTACAAGTGGTAATAACAATCAAGGCAACAATCAAGATAAACTTTTAGTATCGCCTATTCCAGGTAAAACCCTTGCTGATATTCTTAAATTTCCGTACACTGATAATGAGAAAAAAGACGGAGCATATTATGGTTCAGCGCGTGGGGTAAATAGAGACACTCAACTTAAAGCACCTATTAGCGGTAAAGCTACTTTGTATATTTACGAAGATGAAATCAATGGAGACTTTGCATTTGTAGACATTACAAAAAATATTAACGGCAAACAAATTATAGTAAGGCTTACCGATCTTTCTCTTGATAGCATCAAAAAGAATTTAGGTAATTTAAAGCATCAAAGTAGTTTTAGTATCAAAGCAGGACAACCAATTGGTACGCCACACGAAAACCGTGATGTTTACATGACTGCAAGTGTTCAAGGTAAAGGCTTAACTATAGTGGACTTTATCAAAAATTCTCAAAGTTACGGATTTAGCCCACAAGGGTTGACAGCAACACCAACACAGCCAGTAACAACACAACAGCAACCTGTAACACTACCGAACACTAGCAATTTACGTCAAATACCACAGACTGGTCAACCCAAAGTTATACTACAGCCACAAATACCGCAAACAACACAACAGCAACCTGTAACACCACCAGGCACTGATCCTTACACTAGGAAACAATTAGAGAATCAGCCAGTTGAACCTGGTAGGTTACAACAAGGTGTCAAAACAGGTGGTGATCTCAGTGTGGAAGCCAAGAGGAAACAAGCAGAAGCAGAAGCAGACAAGAACAGGGCAGAAATACAATCAAAGCTGGTAGAGTTTCAAAGAAATTTGTCCAGTCTATTAAGAGATACCAATAAAAATATCAGAGATGAATCACAACAGGCTGCACAAGATATTAATAATGCTTTTGAGTATATTCAAGGGCTGTTAAATCCCAATGCTTCTGATAAGGAAAAATTTACTACTGACTTCCAAAAATTAAAGAATGAGTACCAAGCAAAGATTAATGAACAACAGAATATTATTGAGTCTACAAAAGTGCCTCTTGCTGAATTAGCAAGAGTTGATGACATAATTGCTGCTGCTCAGAGAGAAGGTATAGATGCGTCAGGGCTAAAAACATTAAGAGACGAAGTGTACAGAGTTGTTAAAGCAAGAGAACAAACAGCGATCGCACTCCGTAAAATGTACACTGATAATAAGCAAAAAGTTTTTGATGTATTTACGGATAGATTCAAGGAAGAGCAGCTAAATAAAGATGCTGAAAGAAGGGCTAATTTATTGGGGGTTAACATTAGCCAGTTGAAGCTACAACTGGAAGAACTTAAAGGAATCCAAGCAATTGATCCTTTAAACCCTGGATTACTCAAGATACCTGACCTTGAGGCAAATATAGCTGATTTGGAATTAACTCAAACAACCCTCCAAAAAATAGCTGCACTGAGACGTGAGTGGCAACAATCAGGTGGTAAAAACATGGGTAAAGATGTCTATGATAAACGACTACGGGAAATCATGGACAATGTTACTAAACAGACAGGAATCATTGATAGAAAGCGTCAGACTGATAAAATATCAGCTTATGTTAATCGTGAACTTGGATTGATAGACAAAGGGGCTGCTGAAAGAGAACCAATTACCAAGGGTTTACAGCTTGATAATAGTCTGTTTGCTGCCAAGAATAAAAACGGTTTAGTTAATATTATCAACTTTGAAAATGAGGCATTAATTAAACAAAAAGAGTTAATGGACTCTTACAGAAAAAATAGCTTAGAGGCTCAACTACCGCAATCTAAATTAACCTTGGATGAGCAAATTGCAAAACGCCTGAGAAATGCCATAAATCTCCAAAAAGAGTTAGAAATTTTGAAAATAGAAACCGAGTACCAAAAAGCAACTGGCGAGATTAAAAATAGACAGGTGACTGTAGATGTTCAAGTTAAATTATCAGACGCAGCTAAAGCTATTTTTGAAAGCAAGAGTACCATCAAAAAGAATTTAGGATTGGAGTTGGCAGGGGAAAGATTAGACCGTCAGAACGCAATTACGGCTCAAGAGAATGAGTATAAGCGCAAGCAAAATGAGACGGATCAATTTATTCTGGACAATAAACTCACTGACCCACAAGCAGACGAATTAAGAAGAAACAATCAAATAGAAAATGATTCAAAAATGCGTACCATTAAATCCCAGTTCTCAGAGTTTGCACAACTAATTAAGTCCTTTGTATCCGGGTTTAAGAGTTCTTTTAAAGAGTTTCTACTCAGTACAGAAGATACAGGTACAGCGCTACTGAATTTAGCTAAAGGTATTGGTAAATCTGTACTGGATACTTTGGCAGAAATAGCTGCTAAACGAGTTACAGATTTATTATTTGGTTGGATGGGTGGTATTGGATTAACACCTGCTCAAGAGCTATCTAAATCTGCTCAAGAATTACAAAAAGCTGCTTACGCATTACAAAGTGTAGGAAAAAACAAAGGAGGTAAGGAAGGTAAGGGTGATATGTCTGGTATTTCTGATTTTATTGGCATGGAAGGCGATACGTCCTTTGGCTTAATGAGTTTAGGAGGTATTGACTCTTTTAGTCCTACGGGTATGGAGTTCTTAGATCCTTCTGCTTTTACGGCTGCTGACTTTGGCTCGGCTTCACTTTCTGGATTTGCTAAGGGTGGGATGATTGATAAAGATACCTTTGGGAAGATTCAGAATTTTGCCAACGGGGGAATTGTGGGAACAATGAATAAGGAACGGGCTATGACGGGAAGAACACCGCACCTGGTGGTCGCCTCTGAAGGTGAACGCATCCTTAACCACAAAGAGACTGCAATTTGGAATAAACTGCAAACAGGTATTTCTGGTTTTGCTGATGGTGGTACTGTTGGGGGCGCTCCTGGGGATATTGCTTCTAAGATTGGTGGTAGCACTACAACAGTAAATGTGCCTGTGAGTGTGTCAGTGAATGAAGGTTCTGATGTGGATGGGGCTAGATTGTCACGAACTGTACAGGCTCTTGTGAGTGATGGGATTAGACGGGAAATGCGTCCCGGTGGTTCTATCCAACGGGGTAATCCTTACGGTCGGTAAATATGAGTTGACCAAAAATCTGGGATACAAGCCTTGTCCTTTTAAGACGGCTTTATGTTAAAATTTGGTTATAGTCGCCTAGGGCATTGGGAGACTTTAAACGGACATGGAGGGACGATAAGACCACTTGTGGCGTGTTCCAGTGAAGTGTCAAGAATCATTGCACCTTCAGGTCGGTGAGTATGTCAAAGTAAGTTGATTGCTGGGTAATATAAAAGTAGGCATAGTCTAGGGGTAGTCGTATGATTGCCGCAACAAAACCGCTATTTAAGCGGTTTTGTTGTGTTATGGATAAGTAGAGAGATTAATAGCCGTTAACCCTTGCAAAATTATTCTGCTAATGGTAGATTGGCTAATTCAGGTATCGGGGGATTGTCAACAAATTCTTGAATTACTTGTTCAGCAGTCTTTTGATCAATTTTGAGGCTACTAATTAATACCTCTAATTGTGGTAATTCTTCTGGTGGTGGTGTAAATTCATTCATCTTTTTTCCGATCCTTGGATACAGCTAATCCAGCACTACCAGATGCTAATGCTAATGCAATATTAAATGCACCATTAGCTTTTGTGTCTGATAGATCAGGAACTATCATGGTAACTATGGTAATAATTGCACTTAATAAGGCAAATACCACAGGCACAAAATCATTTAATTTATCTTTCATAAGCTAGGTAATATTGGTGAGTTTGAATAATATTTAACACATTTACAGTTGGCTCGACATTTGCAGTTTTCCCCAGGATTTGGTAATGTGCCAATTTTTGCCCATCCCATACTACTGTAGCGGATGCAGTCGTCGCAACTATGGCTGGCGGCTATTACCCGACGTTCCCACAAAAATCCGTTTCTTGTGTGTCCTTCTAATCTACCGTCTTCATAAAAATGCCTAGTTTTGTTGTAGTACATTTGCGCTCTAGCAGCTATTTGAGCTTCTGATAAATTGCCTTGCAATATCTCATTAGCGAATGACCGCAAGTATTGATATTGTAAGTTTAGTTTACCATTCAATTCTGCATAGTCGCGCCAGTCCATCTGTTTTAGTCCGCCTATACCAAGTGAATATTGGTACAACGAAACATTCCTGATCAATTCTGCTGTTTGTCTTTCCCAGGTAGCAACATTGATTTTTCCTGATAGCAGATTATCAGTCACTTTGTCACCGATTTCTAACCCATCTTTTATGGCTTTCTCTGTAATTTTGACTACATCTTTTTCTCTGACAAATTGACCTTTTTTATTTCCATTAGCATACTGATATCTCTGACTAGATGGATTCCAATAAAAGCTAGTTGATTCTTGGGCGGCTTTAATTGCTACCCTTTGGTACTTTTTTTCACTAGCTACCTCCTTGATTTCTTCCAGCGGTGCTATTCCTGCTAGTTCCCTCATTTTATTGATTACAGCTAAGTCGTCAATACTAAATGCGCCTGTGCTTATACAGTTATTGACAATATTTAAGAGTGATATCACATCTTCGTTATCTTGTGAATTAATGGGAAAAATCCCGTAATTTTCTTGTTCCCCAAGATTAAATTCAATCATGGGACGGATCACCTGTTCAATCAAGACATCCCCCACTAATTCCATCTGTGACTTGATCACTAATTCAAGAATACCCCTATGACCAGCATTAAGATTACTATCACCGCTGCTAATTGCACCTGTACCTGTGACGGTTCTAGGTACTAGCCATGACAACATAATCATGGACTCTAAGTAGCCTAAGATGTTCATAAAGAAACTACCATCGGTTTCGTGGGCGATCGCAAAGATATCATCAGCAATATCAATCACTGCATAAGAATTGTTCTTCATGTCATCTAAATTCTTAGACATGACGTAAGCTTGGTTAAACAGTCTGGGCTCTCCTGTGGCGGGATCTGTAAAAGCATACCCAGTTTCAGGATTAATCATGGTGACAGAGTTGTTAGCTGTATCAGTTTTAGCTACTAGTAATTTAGTGGCTTGTCTTTCAGACGCGATCGCCATACAGGCATTAACCACCTTCATTAATTCCCAGTATGGGTATGCCCTTCGGCATATTGCTACACCATAAGGGTCGCCACCCAATGCTAAGTACGGTTGATTGATTAAATGAATACCATTTTCATAGGGGATGTAGATATCAGCATTTCTCATGTAATGAACTCTTTTGATACTACCAGAATACCCTTCAAACCAGTAATAGCGAGGATCAACGGTACGGATTTTGTCTAAATAAGCTACCCGTTTCTTGATGACGTAACTAACTTCTGAAAATGAACGTCCAAAGGGAATAAATGTTAAGAGTTCGGCAATTACATTGGACCAACTTCCTTCCATCTGGTTAATAGCAGACCGGACAAAATACTCAATATCTTCGTCTGGATGTTGATATTTGCCCAGTAAGGATACACCTAATAATGTTCTTAAATCATTAGCAGCGGAGGCTACAGGGGAATCTTTGAGCATCTCCACATACTTGTCTGTAATGTTTCTATCTGATTGTTGAATCATCCCAATCCAAGTGGAAACCAAGGCTTGAACTTTTGGGGATAATAAATTTGTGTTTAACATGAATATAATTTACAGCTATTATTATTAATAATAAGTTATTATGAGAAAAATCAAAGTTTCTGTTTATTATCTATGGTAATTACTGATGCCATTAAAGAACAAATTAAATCATTAATTGTCCATGATTCACAAGAGTCATGCGGGCTAATAGCTGGCAATCAAGTAGTGTCATTAGTCAATAGTCATCCTGAACCTGCCAACAATTTTAAAATCAATAGTCAGGAAATGGCTAATTTTAATTATGGACAAATTAGGGCTATTTGGCATACTCACTGCTGTGACAGCCAACCTGGTTACTTTACTTACACTGATATCGAGATGAGTTATCAGTCTCAAAAACCAATCATTCTTTATCACACAGTGTTTGATGTTTGGGACTATTATGAACCCAATAATCCCAACCCGTTTCCACTCAATCTTAACAATTACACGCCTAAACAAATAGAATTTTACCAAGGCATCCCATTCCACTGGGGACGGTCAGATTGCTTTTCAATTGGACGCTGCTATTTTTTAGGTATGCTGGGTATAGATGTAGGCGAATTTCAACGCTCTCATCTTGATAATTTTCCGCCAGACAATTATCAATGCCCTTTTAACTTTGATCACCAGCTACAATTAATGCCTATAGGGACTAAAGCAGAAATTCATGATGTATTTGCGATCGCATTGAGGGGAGGGTTACAGGTTAATCATGCTGCTATCTTAGTGGATGCGGAAAAGAATTTAATTCTTCACTCTATGTCACAAAAATCTCTTAGTAAAATTGAACCTTATGGTAGGTATTTAAGAGAAAGAACCATTAGCCATTACAGATTAAAGTGCTTATGCTGACAACTATTAAATTAAATGGGATTTTGGGGATTAAGTTTGTACCTGAAATTCAAGGCAACTTAAATACAGTACGAGAAGTAATTAACTTTTTATGCTGCAACTTTTCTGATTTTAAACATTATGTATTAAGTTCTGATTGGTGTTATACCATGGTTGTCAAGGGCAAAAACTGGGAACGATACATTGTAGAAGATTCGCCCAGTATTCTATTGCCTGTAAATGGTTGTGTGGTTGAAATTACTCCAGTCATAGAAGGTTCTGGGAAGGGAGCGGGAAAGATTTTAACTAATATTGCTATGATTGGCATTGGGATAGCTTTGGTGGCTACAGGGGCAGCGGCACCATTGGGGTGGTCATTAATTTATAGTGGTGCTACTGGATTACTTAATTCTATTATTAATGGCAATCCTAAAGAAGATGCTAAGTCCACTTCTTTTCAATCTTCTAGTCTTGTTACCAAAGAAGGTACACCTATTCCTTTGGTATTTGGTGAAGTATTAGTGAAAAACTTTCAGGTAATTTCTTTGGAAATTACATCAGAATTTGCAGCGGGTTGGAAATATAAAACTGGTTCTAAATAATATATTTAAATAATATTAATGAGTTATGGGATTTGTAAATAGAGCGCTTTCTAAAAACCCAATTACTGACCCGATTACAGCTACTTCTAATGATTATGTCAAGCTATTATTAGCTATTGGTGAAGGCGAATTAGAAGGAATGACTTCTTTGTCTGATATCTACCTTGATAAAACACCTTTAATTAATAGTGATGGTTCAGCTAATTTCCTTGATGTGTCTGTTGATTATAGTATTGGCGGATCTAATCAGTCCAATAACTCTTTTGTGACAAACTTGAATATATCTAACAGTAATGTCAATACTGTTAATGTAGAAATCAAAAATATTGGTAATGGCACAACTAGAGCAATATCAAATGCTGATATTACTGGTATCAAAGTTCGATTAAGCCTTCAAATGCAGTACAACGATAAAAATGGTGATGTTAGAAGAACTGATTGCTGTTTTAAGATTTTAATCAAGGAAGGAAATGGTGCGTTTGTAGAAAGGTATTCTACTTGCATTAATGCTAGGTATGCTGATCCTGTAACCCTTGAGTATTATTTTTCTGTTGATTCTAACCAATCTTATTTTGAAGTCAGAATACAGAAAACCCATCCTTCTGAGCCACCCAATCCCGACAACAGAGAAAGTAAGGAAAGTGTCAACTTGAAATGGTTGGATTACTTTGAGATTAATAACGACCAAATTTTATATACTAATACTGCATTATTAGCCTTACAATTCCCGTCGAAAACTTTCCAATCAATACCGGAAATCTGGATGAAGCTAGGCGGAATTAAATGTCGGATACCTAGCAATGCTACAGTCAACGCCACTGACAGGGGGACAGATTTTAGTGGTAGCTGGAATGGTAATTTTTATTTACCTACTAAAGCAACTGCTGACCCGGCTTGGATTGTCTATTATCTATTAACTGAACCTAGATTTAAATTAGGCATTCCTGAATCTTACATTGACAAGTTTGCTTTATATCAATGTAGTGTGTACAACAATGGGTATGTAGATAATGGCTACGGGGGATTAGAGAGAAGATTTTTATTTAATGCAATTTTAGGTACAGGGGGACAAGAGGTAGTTATAGAGATGATTCGT